GCTCTTCCGATCTACAAGACATTACAGACAGTACAGGGGGTGCGGGGGATGTTGAAAACTCCAAGCGGAAGGTTCGGGGATGTTGAAAAGTAGGAAAGTCGGCCTCTCTAAGACCACGCTCGCGCGGATGTACTGGCCCCTCATGGAGCTCGAGAGCACGAGGGGCGACAGGTGCGAGGTGTGCGGGAGGGCGTGGCCCCTCAACAGCCACCACATCGTGAGGAGGGGCGCCGGCAACCTCTACGCGGACGGGAAGGCCCTCCCCAAGCCGACCATCACCCTCTGCGGGATGGGCAACGTGCTGCGCGATGCGGACGGGAGGCTCTACTGCCACGGGGCGGCCCATTCGGGGATGCTCCACTTCAGGAACAACGGCGGGGCGAGGGAGTACCTCTTCACGGACCCCATGCCCTACTTCGAGGCCCTGCAGATCGAGGAAGGATGGAAGGGATGCTGAGGGAGATCATGACGCCGCACTGGATCGCCTCCGAGATGGAGCGGTGCGGGTACACGGCGCAGGGGCTGGCTGCCGACATGCGGGTCACCGACCGCGTGGTGAGCTGCTGGAGGAAGGGGACGCGCAGGCCGTCCCTCGAGAGCGCCGAGAAGCTGCTGGAGTGCTTCGGGTACGAGGTGGAGGTGCACCGTGTCAAGGCAGAAGGATAAGGGCACGCGCTGGGAGTCGTGGTGCGAGAGGGAGCTGGCTCCGTTCGGCGCGGTGAGGTCGGTCCTCCACGGGAGGCTCGACCAGGGCGACCTCCACGGGCTGAGGATAGGCCCGCTCTCCGTGATCTGCGAGTGCAAGAACCACGCCGAGTACCGGTTCGCCGAGTACGTGGCCGAGGCCGACGCCGAGGCCGTCAACGCCGGCGCTGACATAGGCGTGGCGCTGGTGAAGAGGCGGGGCAAGGGATCCCAGAGCATGGGGGACCACTTCGTGGTCATGGACATGGCATCGTTCGAGAGGATCCTGGAGGCCACGTCATGAGCACGCTCACCGAGGTGTGGGGAGGCTCCAAGTCGGAGATGGCCGACAAGGTGAGGAAGTACGCAGACAGGACGGGCAAGATCCCCTCCTACATCATGCTGGCGCTGCTCCACGAGGCCATGATCGAGATCGAGGAGCTGGAGAGGGAGCAGGCGTCCGAGCCGGCCATCGACGGCTTCGTGGAATGGATGGCGGAGAGGATGTGCAGGAAGGGCATCGGCAGGAAGGAGCTCGCCTCGATGGCGGGGCTCTCCGAGACGTCGATCCACAACATCATGAGCGGGAAGAACTCGCCGACGCTGAGGAGCGCCGGGAAGATCGCGGAGGTGTTGAGATGAGCTGCGTGCTATGCGATGCGGTGAGGTGCATCCACCACGACGGGGACGGGTGCACGCTGGACGAGTGCGAGCTGACGCTCACGAGGGCGATGCTCGACGACGGCACGCCGGCGGAGATCGTCGCGTGCTCCGATTACATCGAGGAGGAGTCATGAACGCGACAAAAGAGCAGCTTGAGTACAACGCCTACCTATTCGAAATAATCCGAAACTGCGGGCTGTTCAAGTGCACCGATTGCATCTATGCCCTTTGGGAGGACCGGGGGTATGGCATGGAGTACAAATGCTGCGCACCTCACACGGTCCTAAACAGCGCGTGGAACGATCTTGAAACGGCGATGCGCGGCTCCGCGTGCTTTGCCTTCGAGCCGAGCGCACAGGCCAAGAGCAACGTGGTCGAGCGCATGACCAAGACGCAGGATGCCGTCAACGAACTGTGGAAGTATGCACGCGACAAGACCGAGTGGACACCGATGCGCGAAACGGCAGACGAGAGGCGTCTGATGGGCGCGATGTACGTCATTGGGCGAGAGGGGATGGTGAGGGCATGACCGCGACAGACGAGCTGCTGCCGTGCCCGTTCTGCGGTGGCGAAGCGCATCTGGCGAGCGACTACAGCGCGGAGAAAGACCAGATGTTCTGGCAGGTCTACCACTTCTGCTCAGATGGAGCCGCGAAGGGCGAGTTCCACGGCTACGGCACAAGCGACACCACCTGCATTGAGACGGCATGGCAGACCAAGAAGGTGCGGGCAATCAACGCATGGAACAGGAGGGCAGGCGATGAGTAGCGCCACAGACGAGCTGCGCCGACTGCTGGACGAGCGCGGGGTGGAGTGGGACGAGCTGGTCGGTCATCCCGTGGTGGTCGGGACGGCATGGTACGACCGCGACGGCTACCCATGCACCGCTTTGGAGCACGCCGACGATGTGCCAGACGGAATGCTAGGCGTGCAAACGAATCTCACGCCCGAGCAGGCAATCGAGGCCACGTTGGGCAGAGGTCTTCAAGCCGAGAACGAGAAGCTGCGGGAGCAAGGCGAGCGGCTGTTTGATAAGACGTTGGAGCTGGCAACCGATAACGCCAAACTGCGGGAACAGACTGAGCTGCTGGTCACGCTGCTACGCAACGACTGCGACATCGAGGCGAGTTGGGATGGTCTGCGCAAGTTCTGGTATATCGGGCTGACTGAAAACGGATGCCTGATGCGCGACAGGGCTTGCAAGGCCGAGGCCGAGAACGCCAAGCTGCGGGAGCTGGTGCGGGAGCTTTGGAACTGCGCGTTGCAGTACCACCGCTTCGATGTCTACCGCCACGAGATAGGCGTTGACGGCTGCGGCATCGACTGCACGGCGAACGGTGAGGGCTGCTGCGCCTGCAAACTCGAACAGCGCATGCGCGAGCTGGGGGTGGAGGTATGAGCAAGTACGGCTTCGTTAAGTACGTGGACACGATAAACTCCGGCAACGACTACGTGGAATTCAGTGTGACGTTCGAGGTGACGCGTGAGGTTGCCCTCGAATTCATGGACGCGCTGATACCTTGCGACAGCAAGGCGAAGCGAGACCCCATCGGCGCAATCCTCGACCACAGCGCGAGCATCGGCATGGGGGTGGAGGTATGAGCGAGAAGATAGTCGCAGACGATGGCAACGAGGGTCACTGGTACACAGGCGAGGAGATAGTGCGATGCAGGGATTGCAGGTACGCATCCTATGACAACCGCTGGTGCTACAGGCCGACCAACGCTGATGATCTATCCATCAGGCCAGACGGCTTCTGCGCATGGGGGGAGCGGAAATGAGCATCCAAGAGTACGCGGAGGACAGGGATGCGGCCTTCATGGCGTTCGTGGCTGACGGCGATTTCTCACATCTCGACAGGCTCTCCGAGAAGTGGGGGACGAGGCCAGTCCCGCACGACGATGTGGGCGCTGCGGCGGTCTACAAGGCCGTGCAGGAATGCACGCGCATCCCCGATGTGGTCAAGGCGAAGGCTATGAGGAAGTGCGTGGAGCTGGGCTTCTCGCCGTGGATTTGGTAGGAGGACGAACGGATGGAAGAACGGACTAAAACGGAGCAGAACGGAGCAGGCATCACGGACGAGCTGCGGGAGTGGGCGGAAGGCGACACCCTACGTGCTGGCATGTCGCTGCGAACTGCACGTGAACAAGCACTCGCCATCGCCGACCGCATAGACGAGCGATACAGCGTCAAGGTCGAGCGGCTTGAGAAGTACAGAGCAGCGGTGGACGCAATGCTCAAAGAGTACGTCAAGCTGCCCGTGGACGCGGACGGCGAGGTCATCCACATGGGGGACGTGATGGAGTGGAGCAATGGCTCTTTCACCGTTCACGAGCTAAAGCTCACTGAGGATGGATGGCAAACGTGGGACAGCGAACATGGATACACCGTCCATGCTGACGAGTGCATCCGTCACCAGCCCGACACATGGGAGCGCATCATCCAAGACGCAGTGAGGCTGGGGTACGCCGACTACCCAACGACGAGCTACGAGGCCGAGCTGGTGGAGCGGTGCAGGAGGCTGGCCGATGGGATCTGACCGCTACAAGAGGGAGCTGGTTCCGCAGGTCTGCATCGAGTGCGGGGCGGAGTTCCCGATCTGGAGGAAGAGGTCGAGGCTGAAGGACGGGCGGCACGTGAAGCACATGTGGTGCCCCTCGTGCGGGAAGGTGACGGCGCATGTTCAACGGTAGCTGCCTCGGCTGCGTGGACCCGCGGGACGTGACCTCGAACCACATTGACCGCGAGGTCTACGAGGAGCACAACGCCGGAAAAACGGTTGCCGAGATCGCCGCCTCGACCGGCAGGGATCCCGACGACGTGCGGGAGAGGATCGCGAGGATATGGCAGCTCGACAGGATGAGGTGCCTGGAGTTCAGGAGGGGGGAGAGGCTGTGAACGAGATCGGCGGCTTCGTGAGGGCGATCAGGGCCGCGGAGGAGAGGGGGGAGATAACGAGGCAGCAGCGCAGGACGTTGGAGGGCCAGGCCAAGAACGGCGACCTCAGAGGGGCTTACAAGGGCCTCGTCACGATCTACGGGAGGATGGATGGATAAGGTTCTCGACGCGGCGGCTTATGCGGACTTCCTCATGGCGTCCGAGATGGGCGGGGAGGTCTGGAAGGGATACTCGCGCGGATGGTGGTCACCGATGCTGGACAAGGCGAGGCGTCTGGCATCCCGCGCCGGAGGGTGCTAGAGTAGTACGTATGTTCGATTCCTTGGAGGCTTATGGCTGACTGGAAGTGGAGCGAGATAGAGACCCTCTGGAGGCACCCAGACTGGACAGCTGGGGAGCTCCACGAGCTGATCCCCGCGCATACCCCCAAGGCGATAAGGAACCAGAGGGCGAGGATGGGCCGCTGGCATAGGTCGGCGGCCCCTCTTTGCTGCAAGTGCGAGGAGCGGCCCGTCTGGATGGAGTCTCCCAAGGCCAAGCGATACGGCTTATGCAAGGGCTGCTACCTCGATGAGGAGCGGATGAGGCTGGAGGACGAGGCGCGGGCGACCGCCCTCCGCCAGATGGAGAGGAGGCGCCGGCGTGGCTGAGTACGGCGCGTTCCTGGCAGAGGTCGGATCCGGCGAGGGGTCAAGGTGCAAGCATCCCACGAGGTTGGACACATACGGGTGCGGGTGCTCCCATGACTGCGCGTACTGCTACGCCAAGGCGATCCTGGGCTTCCGCGGCAACTGGCATCCAGAGGCGCCGCATGTCGCCGACCTGGGAAGGATCGGCAAGGCCGTGCGGAGGATGAAGCCGGGCTCCGTTGTGAGGCTCGGCGGCATGACCGACTGCTTCCAAGATGCCGAGGAAACCCACCACGTCACCCGCGAGGCCATCAGGATGCTGAACGAGCGCGGGGTGCACCAGCTCATAGTCACCAAGTCGGACAGGGTGGCGGACTGTCCCACGCTGGACAGGGAGCTGTCGCACATCCAAATCAGCATCACGTCGACCTCAGACGAGCCCAACCCGTTCAAAGAGCACGCCGCCCCCCCGTCGGCACGCCTGAGGGCCGTCCAGAGCCTCGCGGAGAGGGGCTTCGACGTGTGCATGCGCATATCGCCGTACGTGCCGGAGTTCATCGATGTGGGGGCGCTGAAGGCCACGGGCTGCGACAAGGTCCTGGTGGAGTTCCTCCGCGTGAACGGCAACATCAGGAAGTGCCTGGAGGGGCTGGATCTATCCCATTACACGCTGAAGCTGGGAGGGTACAGGCACCTACCGCTCAAACGCAAGAGGGAGTATCTGGAGCCGATACTGGAGAGCTTCGGCCAGGTCTCGGTGTGCGAGGACGTGTACTCGCACTGGAGCGTGTGGCAGGAGGAGGTCAACGCGAACAAGCTGGATTGCTGCAACCTGAGAGGAGTGAACGGTGGCTGAGGTGATGATCCCCGAGGATCTGCGCCGGGAGATGGAGGACGTGGACGAGCTCGTCCCGTACATCGGGAACGCGAAGAGGCACCCCGAGTGGCAGGTCGGCGAGATCGCGAGGTCGATCGAGGACTTCGGGTTCAACGACCCGATAGCGGTATGGAGGGACGCCGCGGGCAGGAATGTCGTGGTCGAGGGCCACGGGAGGCTCATGGCGGCGAAGCTCCTCGGCATGGACCGCGTGCCGGTGATCAGGCTCGACCATCTGGACGACGAGGCCAGGAGGGCCTACACGCTGGTCCATAACAAGCTGACGATGGACACCGACTTCGACTTCCAGATCGTGGAGGCCGAGCTCGATGCGATAGAGGGCTTCGAGATGGAGGACTACGGGTTCTCTGCAGACGAGGGGGAGGGGTTCGACCCGCTCCCCGAGCAGGAGAGGGAGAGGAGGGTCGTGGTATGCCCGAGATGCGGGGAGGAGATCGAGGTCTGAGGATCGAGGCCATGAAGGTCGCCGACCTCGTGCCGTATGCCGGAAACGCCAAGCTGCACCCCGACAAGCAGGTGGGGATGATAGCCGAGAGCATAGAGCGGTACGGCTTCAACGACCCCATAGCCGTCTGGGAGAATGCGGACGGCGAGATGGAGATCGTGGAGGGGCATGGTAGGTTGCTGGCGGCCAAGAGGCTCGGGATCGATGAGGTCCCGTGCATCAGGCTGGACGGGCTCACGGACGAGCAGCGCAGGGCCTACACCTTGGTCCACAACAAATTGACCATGAACACGGGCTTCGACGCGAGGCTCCTCATGGACGAGCTCATGGACTTCGACGGCGCGGAGGTGTTCGGGTTCGACGTGGACCCCGCCCTCCCCGACGAGGAGACCGAGGGCGACCACATGGTGACGTGCCCGCGGTGCGGACATAGGCAGGAGGCATAGATGGAGGTCGTCTACCTTCCCATTTCCGAGGTGCTCCCGTACGCGGGCAACGCCAAGCTCCACCCGGACTGGCAGGTGGAGCAGATCGCGGAGTCCATCCGCGAGTTCGGCAACTGCGATCCCATCGCGGTGTGGACGAACGAGGACGGGAAGCCCGAGATCGTGGAAGGCCACGGCAGGGTCCTCGCGCTCAGGAGGATGGGAGCCGAGGAGGTCCCCGCGATATTCCTCGACCATCTGGGGGACAGGGAGCGCCGGCAGTACGCCCTGGTGCACAACAAGCTCACCAAGGACTCGGGGTTCGACTTCCAGCTGATGGACGACGAGCTCTCGAACCTCAACTTCGACTTCTCAAAGTACGGCTTCGAGGTCCCCGACGTGGGCGAGCCCGAGGAGCGCAACTCGTCCGGGGAGATCGACCTGGACTCCTTCTCCGAGGGGAGGTTCGCGCATGAGTGCGAGGCGTGCGGCTTCCGATTCAACTAGGTTCCCGTGGGAGTGGAGGCTGTCCGACCTGAAGCCGCCCGAGGAGGGCGCGCCCAAGGTGTTCTCCACGTTCGCATGCGGCGGAGGTTCCTCGATGGGCTACAAGCTGGCGGGCTTCGAGGTCGTGGGCAACTGCGAGATAGACCCGAGGATCGCGGCGGTCTACGACCGCAACCTGCACCCCAAGAGGTCCTACGTGATGGATATTCGCGACTTCAACAAGCTGGATTATCTGCCGGACGAGCTCTACGACCTGGACGTTCTGGACGGCTCCCCTCCGTGCTCGACCTTCTCCATGGCTGGATCGCGGGAGAAGGCGTGGGGCGTGGAGAAGAGGTTCGCCGAGGGGCAGAAGGTGCAGAGGCTCGACGACCTGTTCTTCGCATACCTCGACACGGTGGAGAAGCTGAGGCCGAGGTGCTTCATAGCCGAGAACGTCACGGGCCTGATCGCAGGCAACGCGAGGGGGTACGTGTCCGAGATCGTGGAGAGGTCCAGGGAGCTGGGGTACTCCGTCCAGATCTTCAAGCTGAACGCCGCGTTCATGGGGGTCCCGCAGCGCAGAGAGAGAGTCTTCTTCCTTGCCAACAGGATGGGATGGGGGAAGCTGAGGATGGACTTCAACGAGAAGCCGATCGTGTTCGGCGACGTCAGGACGGACGAGGGAGGCCCCGCGCTCTCCGAGCAGGTTGCCGAGCTCGTGAGGATGGCGCGCAAGGGCGAGGGCGGCCTGGGCAACTCCAGACGCAACGCCGGCATGAAGCCGAGCTGGTACAACTTCACCTACTGCTGGGACGACAGGCCCGTGCCGACCATCACGGCTGGATGCAAGAGCATCAGGATGTGCGACAGGACGCACCTCAGCGACGGCGACATCGTGAACGTGTCCACCTTCCCGCAGGACTACGACTTCTCGGGGGCCGATGTGAGGTTCATCTGCGGCATGAGCGTCCCGCCCGTCATGATGGCGCATATAGCCTTAGAGGTGAGGAGGCAGTGGCTCGGGAACATGCCCGAGAGCGAGCAGGAGGCCGTCTGAGGGCGGCTTTCCCTTCTACATGGGTTAGGAGCCGAACATGGCGAACGAGCAGAATCTGAGGCCCGTGCGAACCGAGAGCGAAGCTAGAGAGCTCGGGCGCAGGGGCGGCATCGCATCGGGGGAGGCGAGGCGCGAGAGGAAGAAGCTGCAGGAGCTGGCGCGGATGATCCTCGACGAGGAGATCGAGGACAGCCACGGCAGGACCCTCACGAGGGGCGAGGCCGCGCTGAGGATGCAGGCGAGGCGGGCGGTGTTCGACGGAGACCTCAAGGCGCTGGAGTTCCTCCGAGACACGGCGGGCGAGGCCCCGTCCAAGCAGGTGGACGTCACGGGAAGCCTCTCGACCGAGGCCAAGTTCACCGAGCTGCTGGAGAAGTATGCGCCTGGGGACTAAGTACGACCGATTCATGAGGCACCGCGCCTCCGGCGAGTTTTTGGAGGGTACCACGGCGGCGGGCAAGACGACCGTGGGGGCGCTCAAGTTCATGATGCAGGTCGCGCGGTCACCGCATTCCCAGCACATCCTCTCGGGGCTGGATCTGGGAACCATCGAGAAGAACATAATCGCCAAGCCCCACGGGATACTGGACGAGCTGGGAGACCTCGTGGAGTACAGGGGCGGCGGCTCGTCGGGCAACGCCCTCCCGCACATCCTCATGAGGTACGGCGGCGCGGTCAAGACGATCTACGTGCTGGGATACGCCGACAAGGCGAGGTGGAAGAAGGCGCTGGGAGGCCAGTACGGATGCCTCTTCATCGACGAGGCTAACATCGCCGACATGGACTTCGTGAGGGAAGCCGTGATGAGGTGCGACTACTTCATGGCCACGCTGAACCCCGACGACCCCGACCTCCCGATATACACCGAGTACATCGACAAGGCCGTCCCCATGTGCCCGGAGGACACGCCCGAGCCGATACTGGCGAAGCTGACGGGCGAGGTCCCGAGCTGGTCCCACTGGTTCTTCACGTTCGAGGACAACATCTCCCTCACGCCCGAGAAGATCGCCACGATAAAGGCGAACGTCCCCGAGGGCACAAAGCTCTGGAAGAACAAGGTGCTGGGGCTGAGGGGCAAGGCGGAGGGGCTCGTGTTCCCCACCTACGACCCCGCGCGGCATGACATATCGGAGGCGGAGTGCGGGAGGCTGCTGGAGACGCACCCCGACTGGAGGAGGGGCGACGAGCGGTTCGCCGCGTTCACCAG